AGAGATCGCCGTAAGTATATCAACTTTGTATCATCTAATCAGTTACATGAAGACCTCATCAAACCAATTGCTGATCGTGGTATGAAGTTCTGGTGTATCATCGGTAATCACGATATTTACTTTCGTAACAAACTTGATATTAATGCTATTGACCAGTTGTATGGCACGAGCGAGTATGAGATTAATCTAATTGACAAACCTACTGAGATTAACATTGACGGGCTTGACATTCTTATGTTACCTTGGATCTGTACTGATAACTGGAATGACAGTTGGGAAGCAGTTAAGGGTAGCAAGAGCCAAGTCATGATGGGCCATCTGGAACTGAATGGATTCGAGATGCATCGTGGTGCTTTCTGCGATAGTGGCTTTGATAGAGAAGAGTTTCGTAAATTCGACCAGGTATTCTCAGGTCACTTTCACCATCGTTCTACTGAAGGCAATATCTCGTATCTTGGCTGTCCATATGAAATGACATGGAGCGACTTTGAAGATCAGAAAGGTTTTCATATCTACGATACAGAGACACGAGAGTTAGAGTTTGTACCTAATCCGCTACAGATGTTCTACAAGTTTAACTATGACGACAGTGATATGACCATCGAAGGTCTAGATGATATCGACTTTTCTATCTTTGACAGCACATATATAAAGCTAATCGTCAAGAATAAGAAAGACCCATATCTATTCGACCTATTCGTTGATCGTATTGAGAAGGCTGGTGTACAGAACTTACAGATCATTGAAGACGTTTTAAATCTTGACATGGACAACGAAGATGGTATAATTGATGAAGCTAAGTCTACGATGGAGATGCTAGAAGGGTATGTCGATCAGATTGAGACCGCTGTTAGCAAAAAGAAACTCAAAGGACTATTCCACAATCTATATTCTGAGGCTCTAACTCTGGAGTAAATATTGATTACATTCAAATGTATTCGGTACAAAAACATTCTGTCTACCGGCAATGCTTTTACCGAGATTGATTTTTTAAGAAACAAGACAACATTGATTATTGGTGAGAACGGTGCTGGTAAGAGTACCGTTCTTGATGCATTGTCTTTCGTGTTATACGGCAAGCCTTTCCGTAAAATCAATAAGCCTCAACTAGTCAACTCTGTTAATGAGAAGGGTTTAGTTGTAGAGGTTGAATTTGATGTTGGCAAGAGTTCATATCTCATTCGCCGTGGCATCAAACCTGGTATCTTTGAAGTCTATCAGAATGGCAACCTGATTAGTCAGAATGCTTCTGTGCGTGACTATCAAGATTATCTAGAGAAAAATATTCTCAAGATGAATCACAAGTCGTTTAGTCAGGTTGTGGTCTTAGGCTCATCTACGTTTGTACCATTCATGCAATTGACCGCAGCACAACGGCGAGAGGTCATTGAAGACTTACTTGATCTGCAAATCTTCTCTACCATGAACAATCTTCTCAAGGAGCGTATTGCACAGAACAAGTCAGATATTCGTGATATTGAGTATCAGGTTGACTTGATTGATGAGAAAATTGAGATGGAGAAGAAGCATCTAAATACTATGGTAAGCAACCATAGGAAAATGATTGATGCGAAGCAGAGACAAATTTCTGAGTTTGAGGGAAAGATTGCTGAAGAAACCTCAAGAGTTGATGATCTTCAGAATGAAATTGGATCTTTGGAAGACCGAATCTCAGATAAGGACCAAGCTGAGGATAAAAAAGGCAAAGTCACAACAGGCCTCGAAACCCTTCAGCGACGTGTGAAGAATATCTCTAAGCAGATTAAATTCTTTCACGATCATGAAAACTGTCCTACGTGTAATCAAGACATTTCTATTCACTTCAAAGAACAAATGGTCGAATCTCGTAATGAAGAATTGACAGAGACCAATCAGACTATTGATGCACTGCAAAGAAAGCATGATGAGCTAGAAGGCAGACTTACTGAGATTTTAGAGGTCAGTCAAGAGATTACAAAACTAAACTCTGATATCTCTGACCATAATCGCAATGTGTATACCTATAATGAGTTTGTGTCATCACTTAACAAAGAGATTGCTGACTTGTCAAGTAAGGTTGATGAAGTCAGAAACAATGACAACAACATTGAAGAACTGAAGAAAGAGCTTATCTCATATCAAAAGCGTAAGACCGAGTTGGGTGAAGAGCAAACAATGTTCCGTGTTGGCTCTGATATGTTGCGTGATAGTGGTATCAAGTCACAGATTATTAAGCAATATGTACCTGTTATGAACAAACTCGTTAATCACTATCTTCAGCAACTAGGATTTTTCGTACAATTCGAACTCGACGAAAACTTCAATGAGAAAATCAAGTCACGTTTTCGTGATGAGTTTTCTTATGACTCATTTAGTGAAGGTGAGAAAATGCGTATTGACCTATCGCTACTATTTACCTGGCGAACGGTCGCTAAGTTGCGTAACAGTGTCAGCACCAATCTACTTATCATGGATGAAGTGTTTGATAGTTCACTAGATGGCAATGGCACCGAAGAATTTTTAAAGATACTTGAGGGGTTGACAGCAGATACAAATACGTTTATTATCTCACATAAAGGCGATGTTATCATTGATAAATTCAGGTCCATCATCCGCTTTGAGAAACAAGGGAACTTCAGTCGTATAGCAGCGTGAGGGGGGATATGTTGACTTCTATTGAATGGTCAATCCTATATGGACTATACCAAGAAAGTGTTTCGTTAGAAAGGAAGATTAGTAATCTTGCCAAACAAGGAGAGTTTGGCGTATGTGATGAAGGTAAAGAATTATCAAAACTGAATACAGTTAGACAATACATGCAAGACCGTATTGAAGAGATCGAAAGGAAGATGAATGAAACTCGAACTTAGTGATGAACTATTGTATATACCAACACAACGATTTGATTTTTATGACCCACCTATGGAACCACAGAAGTTGGTTGACTTATTAAGTGAAGCAATGTGTGATCTAGGTGGTGTCGGCCTGTCTGCAAATCAGGTAGGCCTACCGTTCCGTGTTTTTGTGATGGGTAATCCAACGAACAAAGAGTCTATCATCCCAGTATTTAATCCAGACATTATCAACTATAGCGATGAGCAAGAAGTTGCCGAAGAAGGATGCTTATCGTTGCCTGGTTATCTCCTGGCGGTGAAGCGCCCTACAGAGATTCGTGTGCGTATGTCTACTGTTGATGATAAGCGTGACAGTGCAAAGTTCAACGGGTATACTGCTCGTGTGTTCCAGCATGAATACGATCACATGGAAGGTATCGACTTTCGTTCTCGTGCTACTCGCTTTCACAAAGAACGTGCTGATAAAAATTACAAACTTTTTTTAAGAAAAACCAAAAAAGCTTCTTGACATTCTAATTCAACTTTGTTATTATAAAGATAATGATTGATTAGGAGATCGAAATGGCAAACAAGCAACGCTCTATTCACTCTCGTGAGTATGCACCGAAAGTGATGTATTCTGGAACGGCATCCGTTTCTGTAAATGCCCAGTCATCGAAAGCATTCAGTCCGATGCGTAACAAAGATATCATGGCTGCTGCCGAGAGCGGAGACTGGTCAGAACTTCACAATCGTGCAGAACGTGAAACAAAGGCCTTTCGCCGTCGCTTCTACGCATAGAAAAAAACAAAAAAGCTGCTTGACATTCTAATTCAACTTTGTTATTATGAAGATAATAATTGATTAGGAGAAAATATAATGTTGAAGACTATCAATACAGTATCATTACATGATGATAAGAGATTTGCACTTAATCTTTTTCTTAAAATTTTAAGTCAACCTAAATTTAGTATTAAGGCTTATTTTACTCAAGAGGGTATAGGTTTTAATCATAACAGTAATATCAATCTAAATTGTGCTGGTGTGTATATTATTTATCTCGGCAATGAGATTATCTATATCGGTCAATCAACAACAAATGTATACATCAGAATAGTAAGGTTTCTAAAAGGTGCGCTTGACCGTAGTGCGCTTACTGAAAGTCATTCTGGAGGTGAAAAATATAGAGAGTATATGAAATGGTCGTATGATAATTCAAATATCATGTACGAAGAAAAATTTGATGAATGGCTTATCAATCAACCACTTAGTGTATCAGTTTGTCCAATTGATGAACATTTCTGTGTTAATAATCATGAAGGAGAATATGCATATCCAACTAAGTTACAGCGACCTTATCTAGATGAATTTCTAGCAGGTGCTATGAAAAAACGTCCTAAGTTTAATTCAAAAGTACAGACCTTGAATGACCATCAACTTATCGATTGTCCTTCTAAAATCACTACCGATAAAATAGCAGAAGAACTTGATAGTGTTATCTATCAAATGCGTGAGAATTCTAACATTGAAAACTTTGTAATGGAGAAAAAAGACATGACTACCATCTTTGAAGACTTAACGGAACAGGACCATGCTTGGCTTGACGGTTTGTCAAACCGTGCAAACCTAGGCTTCAGGAACATCGTCTTAGATAAAGTCCTTAGTTTGGATGCAGACGAAGGTTTCAAGTTCCCTACAGTTAGCAAGAGCGGTTTTACACAGGGCTCTTGGGTAAGAAAGAAAGCCTTAGAATCCAACCCTAATATTGCCTTGACGTTTAAGAAGAAAGAGAACTACTGCTACGTCAAGCGCACTGCCTAAAAACTTGACACAAGATGGGGACCTATATATAATGTATAGGTCCCTTATTATATGGAGTGATTAATGGCAATAAATGATTTATCACCAGGCGGCAAAGAGTTTGCTTACAGTAAAGACGATCAAGCAATAATAGTCAAAGGGCAAAAATATGAGCAAGACCAGAAAAGATTGAAGAAAGATATCTATGTGGCTTTTAGAAATAATGAAGATGTTCAAGACTTTGCCAATTTATTGAAAATTGATATTACCGAAGATACGAAACTTATTCATTATCCAATCAATAACTTGCTTGCTGATAGTCAAAAAGTTTCTTTTCAGAAGAAAGAGAAGAAGTCCCGCAGAAATAAAGTGTGGCAAAAATTCTGGCGAGAGATGCCAGAATATGTCCAAGAGAACAATCCTCCATTCAAGCAAGTTACGATTCGTCTTCAAGATGACAGCCATCTTGAAGAATTGTCAAAGCTACTTGGTCAAAATTTATCAGATAAAACAAAAAGCATCTGGCATCCAAAACTTACCAGAATAGAAAATCAAAGATTGCGATGGGTAATCTCTGATGGTGCTGAAGAACTAGAGCCAAAGTATCCACTGTATATCGTAAGCAAAGGTCGTTACGAGAAAAATATTCGTGCAACTGCCAATTCACTTGAGAGAATGCGAGTGAAGTTTTACATGGTAATTGAAGAGCATGAGTATGAAAAATATCTAGAGACTGCTGATCCAAAATACTGTACCGTAATTGTTCTTGACAGCAAGTATAAAGAACAATACAATACTTGTGATGAAGAGGGCTATAGTAATCCTCGTGTTGGCCCTGGTGCTGCACGAAACTTTGCCTGGGACCATGCAAAGAATAATGGGTTCGCACGATACTGGGTATTTGACGATAACATACATGACTTCTATCGATTGCATCAGAATGAAAGAATTCGTGTAGAATCTGGTGCTTTGTTTAGAGCCTGTGAAGATTTTATTGATAGATTTGACAACATACCAGTATCTGGTTTACAATATAGATTCTTCATTGCGCCTAACAGCGAGTATCCACCCTATGTGATGAATACTCGTATCTATTCAGCACTGTTGATTGATACGAGTGCAGAAGAATATAAATGGCGTGGCAGGTACAATGAAGATACTGATCTGTCGTTGCGTATATTGAAAGATGGTCTGTGTACCTGTCAATTCAATTTCTTCCTACAGGGCAAAGCAGCAACACAGACAACTAAGGGTGGCAACACTGATGAATTCTATGCAGTAGAGGATCAAGAAGACAGAATTCTACATGGCACAAGCAATAAGTCTGATATGCTTATTACAATGGGTCATGCTGATGTATCTAAGAATGTCTGGAAGTACGGTCGCTGGCATCATTATGTTGACTATGGTCCGTTCAAGAAGAACAAACCCATTCCGTCGAAGGGTATAAAAGTGAAGAACGAAGTGAATAACTATGGTTTGGAGTTGATTAGAAATTATGAGTATTGATTATAAATTTGATGAAGGCCGATTAATTCAAGAATTAAAAGAGTACATTGATAGCACCTACAGCGCCCATTATAGTCAGTCTAAGTTTCAAGCTACTGAGTTTATCTTTGACGCTGGACACGGCACAGGTTTCTGTATCGGCAATGTTCTCAAGTATGCACAGAGATACGGACGCAAAGATGGTTACAACAGAAAAGACTTGATGAAAGTCTTGCACTATGCTATTATGACATTATACATTCATGACACTGAAAGGGAAGTAAATAATGGAAGTTGAAATTACTATGGAAGAACTCCAGCAGCGCAAAATCATGATTGCCACACCGATGTACGGTGGTATGGCAACTGGCGGCTACACAAAGTCGTCTGTTGACCTTGGTCAACAAGCTGCTAAGTACGGAGTTGATATTGGATTTTATTATCTATTCAATGAATCTCTAATTACTCGTGCCCGTAACTATTTGGTTGACGAGTTCATGCGTAGTCACTATACTCATTTGATGTTCATTGACAGTGACATTCAGTTCGACCCACAGGACGTATTGACACTTGCTGCAATCGCCGATCCAGATAGCGATAAAGATATCGTGTGCGGCGCATATCCTAAAAAGACTATTGCATGGGAAAAGATCAAACGTGCGGTTGACAAAGGTGTTGCTGATGATAACCCAAATATTCTTGAGAACTATGTGGGTGACTTCGTATTCAATCCAGCACCTGGAACCACTGAAATCAAAATCAACGAACCAGTTGAAGTGCTAGAGGGTGGCACTGGTTTTATGATGATTCAGAAGTCTGTATTCGAAAAGTTTGGCAATGCACACCCAGAATTGCTATACACGCCAGACCATGTGCGCACTGCTAACTTTGACGGCTCACGACAAATCTATGCATACTTTGATACAGTTATCGATCCTAAGTCTAATCGTTATCTGTCAGAAGATTATATGTTCTGTCAGTGGGCTCGTGAACTTGGTATCAAAGTCTGGATGTGTCCTTGGATGCGTCTAAAACATATGGGTTCTTACATCTTTGGTGGCGACTTGGCATCACTTGCCTCCGTAGGTGTTTCTGCAACTGCTGATGCCGCACAACTAGGTAAAAAATCGTAATGGAGAATATGATGAAACTTTCTGAACAAACCGTTGAAGTCCTACAAAACTTTTCTTCTATCAACCAATCTTTGCTATTCAAAGAAGGCACCACACTTCGCACTGTGTCGCCACAAAAGACTGTTCTAGCAGAGGTCGAGGTTGGTGATGAGTTTGCACAAGACTTTGGTATTTACGACCTGGGACAGTTTCTATCGGCGCTGTCTCTTATTGAAGACCCAGATTTAGATTTGGGTGAGAATGGCATGACTATTAGTGATGGCAATGGTACTTCACTTGACTATCGGTATGCTGACCCATCAATGATTGTTACTCCACCTTCAAAGGCATTGACATTGCCTGACGTAAACGCCTCATTTACTTTGTCTGATTCTATTCTTAAAGATGTACTACAGGCTGCTCGTGTCTTGGGTGTTCCTGAAATCATCGTCAAGGGTGAAGATGGTGTCATCACTATCAGTGCAGGTGACTCTAAGAATAGTTCTATGAACTCTTTCAGTAAGAAGGTCGGCACGACTGATGATGAATTTGTTCATGTCTTTAAAGTTGACAATATGAAGATGATGGTGCTAGAATACAATGTTGAGATTTCTAGCAAAGGCATCTCCAAGTTTTCTACTGAAGATGGTCGTGTGACTTATTTCGTAGCAACAGAGTCACGGAGTTGATATGGATAACAAAGTGGAGCTTTATACCTCTGTGAGAATGTATGGTGATGAAACTACTATCACCAGAGTTTATGAAGAGAATGTGACTTGGGGTGAGTTGGTTTCTGACTTCATTGGTACTCTCAATAATGCTAGTTTTCAAATCAAAAGCAGGGTTATTGAGATCGATGAAAATGGTCAAGTTGTAAGCGATAAGCATAGAGGACTTGACAATCATTCATTTCACCCTTATTATGATGAAACACCGGACGGGTCGTATCGGTAAAATGTTGAAAGGTTTGTTATGTCAGAATATCTATGGGTCGAGAAATATCGCCCTCGGTCAATCAAGGAGTGTGTTCTACCGCAACATCTAAAAGACGTATTTCAAGCGTTTGTCGATCAAGAACAAATTCCAAATCTCCTTCTCAGTGGTGGTCCTGGTGTCGGTAAGACAACCGTTGCCAGGGCACTTCTGAATGAGTTGGACCTTGATTATCTAATCATCAATGGTTCGATGAAAGGTAACATTGATACTCTTCGAACTGAGATTCAACAGTTTGCTTCAACAGTATCATTCAATGGTAAACGTAAGTATGTCATCCTTGATGAAGCAGACTATCTAAATCCACAGTCTACACAGCCTGCTCTTCGTAATTTCATGGAAGAGTTTTCTAACAACTGTGGCTTCATTCTTACTTGTAACTTCAAAAATCGTATCATCGAACCACTACACAGTCGGTGTTCGGTTGTTGAGTTCAATATCACTAAGAAACAACTTGCTGGTCTTGCGCCTCATTTTATGAAGCGTGTTGAGAATATTCTGAAGATGAAAGGTATTGAATACGATCAGAAAGTCATTGCTGAGTTGATGATGAAGCATATGCCAGACTGGCGGCGTATCCTAAATGAACTACAACGATACTCTGTCACTGGTAAGATTGATGTTGGCATTCTTACTAATATGAGCGATGAATCTTTTGACTCTTTGGTCAAGATGATTAAGTCACAAGACTTCACTAGTATTCGTAAGTGGATTGTAGATAATAGTGATATTGAAACCGCTACTCTATATCGTAATCTCTACAACCATGCTAGTAAAAATATGAAACCAGCAAGTATCGCTCAGATGGTTCTCACTCTTGCTAAGTATCAATATCAAGCGGCCTTTGTTGTTGACCATGAGATTAATAATGTAGCGTGTCTTGTCGAACTGATGACAGATTGTGAATGGTCATGAACCCGTTTGACTTCGTAACCGATATCAATCTGGGTAAGAAAGATATCATGACTAACTCTGACAATCCAGAACTAGCAGAGAGGACGTATAACCCCTATCTAACTAACAAGTCACTTTCATACTTTGCCGATACAGTTCATTATGCCAATCTGATGAATATGCATAGCGATCTAGACAATTTTATGCAA